TCAATAGCCGCCCGAGCCTCCGCCCTGGCTCATGCCTTGGCCCCCTTGCATGCCCTGGTAGCTGGGGCTTGGAGCCGGGGCGCTGGTGCGGCTCGCCTGGTCGGTGGTGCAGCCGGCAGCCGCAAGAAGCGCTACGCAAACGGCGGCGATCAGGCATCGTCGTGTCATGGGAACCTCCCGTGGTCGGGGGAGCGGCCCCTGGCCGCCGCCTCATCGAAACGGATCAACCCTGCTGCCGCCGCGAGGCCGCAGCCCCCGACACGGGCCGACGGCGCAAGCGGCTTTGCACGGCGTTTGCGATTATATCACCGATCGAGCGCATGGGCTGGAGAGGAGGGCGGAAGACGCGATCGGGCAGCCGGGAGAAATCGAACAAAACGGAAACAAATTTTGGCGAAGGGGCTTGCCAAGCGACGGGAAGCGGGCTAAGCATATTCCATGCTGGCCGTTTCGTCATTGAAGCGGCCTTTTTGATTCCAGCATTTGGCAGGCGTGGGCAGATGTGGGGAGGCGGACGCCTGACGCTCCCTTCGGACCATCTCCGATCGGCGCTTGCGGTCATTCCGCGCCGTTCGCCGTGAGGAAGACGAGGGACGATGTCCCGCTATGCCTCTTGCTTGGCGACCTTGCTGGAGACGGCGCGAGCGGGCTCGCTGCGCGGGCGCGGCTGCCCGATGCTGCGCAGCCAGCGCGAGGCTTCCTTCGGGTCGCGCTCGACGCCAAGCCCCCTTTGATAGATCGTGACCAGGCGCGCCTGGGCGGCCGGATGACCCTGGCGAGCCGCCTGTCGGTTCCAGTGTAGCGATGCGGCGTAGTGCTCCTCGCCGCCATCATTGAAATAGATTTCGGCGAGCTTCGCCTGGGCGTCGACGTTCCCGGAAGTGGCTAATTCAAGCAACCTGGGCGAGATATTCGTGGCGGACGGCCGCGGGGTGAAAATGGTCTTCAACTTCACGAACGTGTTGCGGATCATCTGGCACCTGTTGCATTCATTGCATGGTTCCCGCGGCTGGACTGCTAGGCTGGAAAACTACTCAAAATCTTGAACTAATTTGGCTTTTCCCTGGCCACTGCCGGTGAAGCAGGAGCGCTTGCGATGCATTGCGCCAGACGCACCCGATACGGAGCAACCCGGTAAGCGGTATTGATGACTGAATGCAACCTGAAGTCAAGGTTGCAGGCGTGACATCGGGCGTGACACCCAGCTTTTTCTGTGATCGGCAGTCACGCTTGCTGCCTGCCCGCCGGTCTGGCGGTCACGGATGCCGAGGCGCCGTTCGGCGGTTAAGGCGCGCCGCGCCGTCACGGCCGCCGATCCAATTTGCGCAGCAGGAGCATTTGCCTCGTGCCCACGCGCTGGAGCAAATCCCATGACAGTGAAACCTGCCAAGGACCCGAAGACCGGGCGCTTTCTGCCGAGAAGCGGTCAAGGGACGACAATCCCCCGGCCCCGCACGCGCAAGGCAGTGCGCAGCAAGCTCGGCGAGCTTTTTCTCGAAGACATGCTTTCGGCCTGGGAAGCCCGAGGTGCGGCCGCGATCCATGCGCTGATCGAGAAGAGCCCAAACGACTTCCTGAAGACGATAGCGGCGCTGATGCCGAAGGACGTGGCGATCAATCCAAACCAGATGGGCGAGATGACGGATGAACAACTCCTCGAGCGGATCCGCAAGCTCGACCAGACCATCAGGCCTTTCCTCGCTGCTTCGGGAGCGGATGGAACTGGCGATGGAGATCGGGCGGCGGCAGAAAACGAATAGGCTCTCCTACTACCGTCCCTATGCGAAGCAGACCGAGTTTCACGCGGCAGGCGCGCGCTTTCGCGAGCGGCTGTTCATGGCCGGCAACCAGCTCGGCAAGACGCTGGCGGGGGCCGCGGAAGCGGCAATGCACCTGACAGGCGACTATCCTCATTGGTGGGCGGGCCGACGGTTCGACCGGCCGATCACGATGATCGGCGGCTCGGAATCGCACGAGCTGACACGCGATGGCGTGCAGCGGCTGCTCGTCGGCCCGCCAATGAGCGAAGAGGAGTGGGGCACGGGCTATCTGCCGAAATCGGCGCTTGCCGGCTGGACACGACGATCGAGCGCTTCCGGTGCGCTCGACAGCGTCACGGTGCGTCGCGCTTCGGGCGGTACCTCGACGCTGCTCTTGAAGGCTTATGAACAGGGCCGGGCGAAATGGCAGGCCAACACGGTGGACTATGTCTGGTTCGACGAGGAGCCGCCGGAAGACGTCTATTTCGAGGGCATCACCCGCACCAATGCGACGGGCGGCTCGGTCGCCGTGACGTTTACGCCACTCAAGGGCATGAGCTCGGTCGTCAGCCGCTATCTGCTGGAACCCTCCGAGGACCGGACCGTGGTGACGATGACGATCGACGATGCCGAACATTATTCACCGGAGGAACGCGCGAAGATCATCGCGAGCTACCCGGCGCACGAGAAGGAAGCGCGCACGAAGGGCGTGCCGACGCTCGGTTCCGGCCGGATCTTCCCGGTGACGGAGGAGCAGATCCGGGTCGAGCCCTTCGAGATCCCGCGCCACTGGGTGCAGATCGGCGGGCTCGATTTCGGCTGGGACCACCCCTTTGCGGCAGTGCTCTGCGCCTGGGATCGCGATGCGGACGTCTTCTACGTGACCCGCTGCTACCGCGAGCGCCAGGCGACGCCGATCATCCATGCCGCAAGCCTGAAGCCCTGGGGGCCCTGGCTGCCCTGGGCCTGGCCGCATGACGGGTTGCAGCACGACAAGGGCTCGGGCGAGCAGCTGGCGGCGCAATATCGCTGGCAGGGGCTCGTGATGCTGCCCGAGCGGGCGACCTTCGATGACGGCAGCAACGGCGTCGAGGCCGGCATCTCCGACATGCTGCAACGCATGCAGACCGGGCGCTTCAAGGTGTTTTCCACCGCCGGCGAATGGTTCGAGGAATTCAGGCTCTACCACCGCAAGGACGGCCGGATCGTCAAGGAACGCGACGACGTGATTTCGGCGAGCCGCTACGCGCTGATGATGAAACGCTTTGCCCGGATGAAGGCGGACAGCGCCGCCTGGGCTTTTACCGATCGGAAGGTTCTCTGATCGGCCCACCGCAGACCCTGTTCCCACGCCTCGGCACATGAGGGCCGGTCGCTTTGGCACAAGATCCCGGCTCCGCGGATGGACCCGGTGCACTTCCGCATTCAACGTCAGGAGAATTCAATGGTTACCAGCGTTGTTACCACGTCGGGCAACACGACGTGCATGGATTTCAGCACGAACCAGTGGCACGGCTATGTCGGCGGCAACACGCCCTATGGCCTGTGGGTGGACGGACCCTTGCATCCGTGGCGCGACGCCAATGGAACGCCGACCTTCATCACCGGCCATTCCGAAGGGTATCGCTACAACGTCCTCTCCGATTGGCACAACGGCCACACCTGGACCAACTGGAATGCCGGCCGGCACTGGAACTCGCCGCGCGACACCGTTGAAGGGCACTATGCCAACCGCCACTGGGTCGTGTCACCGTTCGCGCGCGGCTCTCTGGTCGTCGGCCTGACCCACCACGAATTCTATCAATCGTCGACGACGATCGGCGGGGTCAAAGGCTTCAATTCCCACGCCCACGGCTTCAATACCCGCTGGGTCAACGGCATCGGCTATGTGCGCTCGACCAATGACGGTCAGGCCTGGACAGTCCCCAATCCCGGGGATTTCGGCCAGAACCATCACAATGTGCGCTGCGTGCTGATCCCCGAACCATGGTCCTACCAGTCCATCGACACGGCCTATGGCTTCCTGCATCCGTCGAACATCGTGCAGGAGGGCAACTACTATTATGCCTTCATCGAGGTCCGCAATCTGCCGGGCAACACCACGCTGCTTGACAACGGCTTCACCATCATCCGAACGTCGAACCTCGACGCGTCGGTCGGCTGGCAGTTCTACAACAACGCCAACCAGTGGGAGACGGTGAACCACCAATACTACCAGGGCAACATCGCGCCGCAGCAGCCGAAGATCTTCTTCAAGGTGGCGGGCTACAACCCCTACACCATGTATGACCAGAACGGCCGCATGGCCCAGAGCATCCGCTACCACGTGCCCACACAGAAATGGGTTCTGTTCGGCTACACCGGCCTGCAGGCGCCTGGCTTCTGCTACTGCGTGTCGGATACGCTCGCCAATCCGCAATTCGAGGGCAACGGGCGTCGCATGGTGAGCCTCGCCGGCGGCGGCGCCATGAACGAATATCACAGCAACCACTATATCAGCGTGTTCGATCCGAACTCCCAGGATCAGAACTACAAGACGATCCTCGGCAACAGCGCGGTCGTCATCACCGCCGATGAGGGCGTGCGCTACAAGATCGGCACGATCCAGATCAGCTGATTTCACAAGCAAAAACAACGTGACGTCTCACCATCGGCCGCGACGCGCTGATGGTGAAGCGCTGTGCCCGGGCGCTGCTGATAAAGCCGCCTGGGCCTTTACCGATCGGAAGGTTCTCCAGATGGCAGCGATGACGAAACCGGAACTGACGGAGCTCGTGAGCCAGCTCGTCAGGGATTGCGAGGATTATCGCGACCAGCTTTCGGCCGCGCGCGTGCGCGCAATGGAATATTATGACGGCGTGATGGCCGACGTGCCGGCGGAAGCGAACCGCTCCAAGGTGGTTTCGCGTGACGTGCGGGCGGCGGTGAAGAAGGTGCTGCCGTCGTTGATCCGCACCGTGCTCGGCAATGACAAGGTGGTGGAATACCAGCCGGTCAACCAGGGCGACGAGGCGGGCGCCGAGCAGGCGACCGACTACATCAACTACATCGTCTTTCCCGAAAGCGACGGCTATGACGCCGTGCAGGACGCAGCCCACGACGCGCTGAAGCTCGGCAACGGCGTGATCCGCTGGTGGTACGAGAAGAGAAAGAGCGTCGAGGTTTCGACCCATAGCGGGCTCGATGAGGCCGCCCTGGTGCAGCTCATCGCCGACGACACGGTCGAGGTGCTGGAACAGGCGCAATCGGTCGAACGGATCGAGCTGCCGACCGGACCTGTCGAGCAGCCGGTCTTTGCGGTGAAGATCCGCCGCACCGCCGAGCGCGGTGCGACCAGGCTTGCCGCCGTGCCGCTCGAGGAATTCCTCGTTCATCCGGATGCGATCTCGATCGACGACAGCCCGATTGCGGGCATCAAGCGGCGGATGCGGCGCTCCGATCTCATCGCCATGGGCTATGACCGTGAACTGGTCGAAGGCTTTGCTATTGCCGGCGATGCCGACGGCGAGGACGAGGAATTTGCCCGCCGTCGCGGCATCTTCGGCGACGGCGAGGAGACGGCAAAGGCGCTGCAGGAGGTCGACTACTACGAGCTCTATGTGAAGGTGGATGCCGACGACGACGGCATTGCGGAACTCCGCCGCCTGGTCTTTGCCGGCGGCACCGGGGCCGACAACCTGCTCGAAGACGCCGAATGGGACGAGGTGCCCTTTGCCGATCTCATCACCGAGCGGCGGCCGCACCAGCGCGAGGGCAACGCGATCACCGACGACATGGCGGAGATCCAGCGGGTAAAGACCGTGCTTCTGCGCCAGACGCTCGACAATCTCTACTGGCAGAACAACCAGCAGCCGATCGTGCAGGAAGGGGTTATCCAGAACCCGGAATCGGTGCTGAACCCGAAGTTCGGCCAGCCGATCCGCGTCGGCCAGGGCGTCGATGTGCGCGGCGCCGTCGGCTATACGGCGGTGCCCTTCGTGGCGCGCGAATCCTTTTCCATGCTCGGCTATCTCGACCAGGAGGCGACCGATCGTACCGGGATTTCCGATGCTTCGAGCGGCATGGCGCCGGATGCGCTGCAGAACATGACGGCAAAGGCGACCGCACTCGTCGAACAGGCGGGCATCGGCCAGACGGAGCTGATGGTGCGCACCTTTGCGCAAGGGCTGCGACGCGTGTTCAAGGGGCTGCTCGGGCTCACGATCAGGCACCAGGACCGGCCGCGGGCAGTGCGTCTGCGCGGCAAATGGGTGACCTTCGACCCGCGCCACTGGAACGCCGGCATGGATGCGACCGTCAACACCGGGCTCGGTGCGGGAACGCGCGAGCGCGACATGCTGATGATCCAGATGATCCAGCAATTGCAGGAAAAGCTGCTGACGACGCTCGGGCCCGACAATCCTTACGTCTCGCCCGACAATCTCTACAACGGCATTGCCAAGACGGTGGAGGCGGCGGGGCTGAAATCGCCCGACCTCTATTTCACCAAGCCGACGCCCGAGGACATCCAGAAGCGGATGCAGGCGGCGCAGCCGCAGCAACAGCCGGATGCAGCCATGCAGCAACTGCAGATGCAGATGCAACTGGCGAACGAGAAGGCGCGCATGGACGGCGAAAACGCCAGGCGCAAGCTGGAGATGGAGCGCGAGCTGAAGCTTGCGGAGATCCAGCAGAACGGCGCGCTCAAACGCTACCAGATCGACGCCGAACTCAACCTGAAACGCGAGCAGAACCTGGCCGAAATGGCCGGCGGCACGGCGCTCACCACAGCGCATATAGGAGGGATGCCGGGATGATCAGAATTAACAAGCGGGGTTCCGTCGCCTTTGGCGGCAAGCCGGATGACGATCTGTACGAAACAGGCCCAAGGTCGACGACGGCGCTGGAACTGCGGGATTTCGGCGAGGAGGCCAACAGCCGATTGCCGAACCGGGGGGCGGGACACGGGCGCGACAAGGGCGTGGAGGTGGCTGCGACCTATGTCATGTCCAATACGAATCCGACGGGTTGGCCTATTCAAGCTCTGCTTGGCAACAACATGCACAGTGGGCTTTTTATCATCCCCGACAATGGCGATCCTGAAGGGCGTTTCCTCTACGATCCGTCAGGTTCTTACATGAGCAGAGAAATAGGCAGCGGGCGGGCTCTATATGGACCGGAAGTGTCTCCTGAGGACTATCTGCTGTATCAGCTTCGTGATGGCCCCAATGTGACCGTGCGCAAATTTGCAACGACGCCCGAAGAGGAGGCTGAGATCATCCGGCGCGCGGACGAGATTGGCAGCGGGGGATGGGCGGGTTGCACGACTTCTGTGAGCGAGGCAGTCAGCGGCGTTGGTCCTTTTCGCGGGGTGGAGAAGACCGACTGGCCGGTTGTCCTGGATCGGCAGTTGCGCGGTCTGAACAGGCATGTGGGAGAGGCCACCGACTTGGAAAGCTTGCGCCGCGTGCTGAGGAAGCCGTAAATCCCCGCCTTAAACTCAGGGTGGCGCAAAATCGCCGCAATCTCTAGAGTAGAAATCGCTGGCCTCAACGTTCACCTACGCAACAGCAGATCCGAGAACCAATGCAATACACGCTATGGAATACCGTCCGCGTTCTCGTTTGCTATGCGGTTATGCTGCTTGTTGCGAAACTACTCTATGGGCGTTTCTTCCAGTGGTATATGGCACCCTATGCCACGACCTATTTTCTTGTGGCATTCGTCCCGCTTCACACAGTCTCGCTTCGCAACCGTGTCTTCCTGATCACCGTCTTCATGCTTTTGACGACCGCTGCGCGCGCGTTCCATTGGACATTCGTGGCTGATGGCACTTTTGACAGCGAGTCGTTTGTGCGGGGCCTGTTTCTGTATTCCCGGCATAGCTGGATCAGCCCCAACTACCTGGTCTTCGTACTCACCTATGTGTTCCTGGAAAGCCGTCTTGTGCGACGGTTTTGTCCGGCGGTCGCGTAACCATCGACGACGGCATCGCCAAGACCGTGGAGGCGGCGGGGCTGAAATCGCCCGACCTCTATTTCACCAAGCCGACGCCCGAGGACATCCAGAAGCGGATGCAGGCGGCGCAGCCGCAGCAACTGCCTGACGCAGCCATGCAGCAACTGCAGATGCGGATGCAGCTGGCGAACGAGAAGGCGCGCATGGACGGCGAAAACGCCAGGCGCAAGCTGGAGATGGAGCGCGAGCTGAAGCTTGCGGAGATCCAGCAGAACGGCGCGCTCAAACGCTACCAGATCGACGCCGAACTCAACCTGAAACGCGAGCAGAACCTGGCCGAAATGGCCGGCGGAGCGGCGCTGAGTACAGCGCATATTGGAGGGATGCCGGGATGATCAGAATCAACAAGCGGGGTTATGACGCCTTTGGCGTCGAGCCGGATGACGATGTGTACGAAACAGGCCAAAGGTCGACGACGGCGCTTGAACTGCGTGACTTCGGCGAGGAGGCCAACAGCCGATTGCCGAAATGGGGCACGGAGCGCGGGAGTGACAAGGGTGTGGAGGTGGCTGCGACCTATGTCATGTCCAATACCAATCCAAGCGTCCTCGGCGACAATACGCACACTGGCGTCTTCATCGACGGCGACGACCCCGTCCTCTGGGATCCTGCCGGCAATTACACGCATAGAGAGATGGGCAGCGGGCGTGCTCTCTACGGATCGGAATTCTCTCCCGAAGATTATTTGCGGTTTCAGTTGACTGACGGACCGGATGTAACGGTCCGCAAATTCAACACGACGCCCGAGCAGGAAGCGGAGATTAAGAAGAGGATCGACGACATTGGTGGCGGGGGATTTCTCACGTGTACGAAAAATGTGACCGAGGCGATCAGCGGTATCGGACCATTCGGTGAGGTCGAGGAGACTTGGTGGCCAGCCAAGCTCGACAATCAGTTGCGCAGTTTGGATAAACACGTGGGCGAAGCCAATGATGTTCAGGGCCTTCGGCACTTGCTGGCGAAGAAAAACCGCCTGGGCGCGAGCAAATGAAACCGGGGTGCTAGCCTAGCGCAATCAGAGGGGGTCTTTACCGCCGACTCGCGTAGAGGACGTGGATATGCCACAGTTTGCTTCCACGCAAAGGGCGACGTGCTTCCCAGAGTTTAGCCCGGCAAGATCGACACGTCACTTCTAGGTATGTCATGCGCTACATGGTTGTTAATACGATCCGCGTTTTGTTGAACTATGGCGCCATGCTGGCAACTGTTACTTGGTTCTTTGGTCGCCATTTGGACTTCACCACGGCCCTGCTGTTTTCGTCGCTCTACCTATTCGCCTTCGTGCCGCTTCCGGCCCGGCGCTTGTGGAAACGGCTTCTGTATATCGTCTTGGCAGCTGTCGTTTTGATGATCGTGCCACTCGGGTACTTCGTCGTTGTCGACGGTCTGCACAGTGTCAATCTTCTTTTTGAAACAATCGAAATTGTGGTCATCTTTGGCCTTCTTGGGCCCCAGACCTTCGTGTTTCTGCTGACCTATATAGCCCTCGATCTTCCCGTCAGAAGAATTGCCAAGGCGCCTGGAACAGCCCCGATGCTCATTGGCCAATGAGATGAGAATGATGAAGCCGAACGAATTCTTGACGAGCATTTATCTGGGTGATCGCGCCTGCAAGGCAATCGTGCTTGATGGCTGGAAGGATGAGGTGAAAATTCAGATCGACTCCATTTCGCGGGTCCGGGGAGAACACTGGGATTACTACACGGATGAGGACGTTGATGACGGCTTCCTCGTGTTTGAAGGCGTCGATCACGTCTCCTTTGATCCACCCGGTTTGATCCCGAACGACGCCATCGGTGAAATCGAATTCCTTGGTTACAAGGACGACCGCTTCACTGTGGTGATCGAGCTTACTCACGGTGATGAAGACTCAAAATACACGACCGTTCGCACGACGATTCGAGCGAAAGCCGTGGCGATCGAGAAGCCGGGCGAGGAAGGTGCGCGGATCAGGGACTAGGCTTGGCCGTTTGCGCGAACAGTGGACGCGGGAACGCGCGAGCGCGACATGCTGATGCTCCGGCTGATCCAGCAATTGCAGGAAAAACGGCTACTGCATGTTTCCTTAAATCCCAGCGGATCTAAGGACAAAAACATCCAGCACTTCAAAGCGTTACAGCGACCTTGAGCGTCTATAAGACGCGCGGCGCTGTAGCGACGCTCGGGCCCGACAAACCCTACGTCTCGCCCGACAACCTCTACAACGGCATTGCCAAGACGGTGGAGTGGAGGCGGCGGGGCTGAAATCGCCCGACCTCTATTTCACCAAGCCGACTCCCGAGGACATCCAGCGGCGGATGCAGGCGGCGCAGCCGCAGCAGCAGCCTGACGCAGCCATGCAGCAACTGCAGATGCAGATGCAGCTGGCGAACGAGAAGGCGCGCATGGACGGCGAAAACGCCAGGCGCAAGCTGGAGATGAGCGCGAGCTGAAGCTTGCGGAGATCCAGCAGAACGGCGCGCTCAAACGCTACCAGATCGACGCCGAACTCAACCTGAAACGCGAACAGAACCTGGCCGAAATGGCCGGCGGCACGGCGCTGACGACAGCGCATATCGGAGGGATGCCGGGATGAGACGCATTAGCAATTTCGACGATTTTTATGAAGCGCCGATCGGGCTTGGTGGCACGCTGGAGCTTCGAGATTTTGGCGAGGAGGCGAACAGCTGGCTGCCGCGCCGAGGCCAGCGCGGCGGAAGTGACGGCTGGACTGGAGCAGAGTATGCCCAGGCTCGGCCGCCGACGCGGCGCGGTGCGCAGCCGAGAGACCCTGTTCAGGAAATGATGGGGCTTCAGATCGGCCGTCTGATGCGCGAGATAAAGCGGCTCAATCCAAACGAGACGTTTCTGGAACGCGCCGGCGGCTCCTACTCTGTGCAGGCGAGAGATAGCTTGCAGCAGCGGTTGGAAGAGCTTCAAAGAGCTTACCTCATCGATCGTCGTACAGGCTGGCCGATCCAGCGTTTCATTGGCGACAGCAGAGGCAATATCATGTTCGAGCCTCTGGGAGGCCGCACTGTTCCTGGCGCAAATCCGGTTGACACGCACACCCTCTATCCGAATGGATCAAACTATCAGAGACTGAATCCGCAGGGGCACCCTGATGATCCGACACCGCATGGGCATGGACATCTCATGGGGACGGGCAGCGGCCGAAACAGGCAAGGTCCCGCGCTTGATCTCGACGGCAACATAGTGCCCTGGAACAGCCCCGATGCGCATTGGCCGATAAGGAAGTGAAATGAAGCCGGACGAATTTTTTAAAACACTTTATCTGGGGGATCGCGGCTGCAACGCTGTCGTGCTGGACGGATTAAAAAATGAGGTCAAGATCCAGATAGATTTGATCTCTCGAAAGCGATCCGAGAGATGGAACTTCTATTCGGCCGAGGATGTGCAAGATGGCTTTCTGGTGTTCGAAGGCGTCGATCACGTTGCCTTTGACCCACCCGGTTTAATACCAAATGACGAGATAGGAGCCATAAAGTTCCTTGGCTATGAAGGCGACCGTTTTTCCATCATTCTCGAACTCGCTCATTGCGATGAGGCCGGACAATACGTCACCGTGAATGCGACCATTCGAGCGAAGGCGGTTGCGATCGAGAAGCCGGGCGAGGAAGGCGCGCGGATCAGGGACTAGGTGGCAGCGGGCGCGTCCGTCGCTCGACAATCTCTACTGGCAGAACAACCAGCAGCCGATCGTGCAGGAAGGGGTGATCCAGAACCCGGAATCGGTGCTGAACCCGAAGTTCGGCCAGCCGATCCGCGTCGGCCAGGGCGTCGATGTGCGCGGCGCCGTCGGCTACACGGCGATGCCGTTCCTTGCGCGCGAATCCTTCTCCATGCTCGGCTATCCATTGCTTGAAATGCGCATTCTCGAACCAGCGCGGCGGAAGTGACGGCTGGACTGGAGCAGAGTATGCCCAGGCTCGGCCGCCGACGCGGCGCGGTGCGCAGCCGAGAGACCCTGTTCAGGAAATGATGGGGCTGCAGATCGGCCGCCTCATGCGCGAGATAAAGCGCCTCAACCCGCAAGAGACATTCCTTGAACCCGCCGACGGCTCCTATTCCGTGCAGGCAAGGGACAGCTTGCAGCGTCGGCTGGAAGAGCTTCAACGAGCCCCCGTTGCAGACCGCAACACAGGCTGGCGCATCCAACGCTACATCGGCGACACCCGCGGCAACAACTTGATCGAGCCGCTGGGGGGACGTACCGCTCCTGGTCGAAATCCGGTTGACACACATACGCTTTATCCGAATGGATCGAACTATCAAAGACTGAACCCGCAAGGGCATCGAAACGACCCGACTCCGCATGGACATGGTCATCTTCCGGGAACGGGCCCGGACACGAAAGGCCAGGGTCCATCAATTGATGTCCGTAGGAACATCGTGCCTTGGGCCAGCTCTGATGCGCATTGGCCAATGAGGAAGTGAAATGAAGCCGGACGAATTCTTGAGCAGCGTCTACCTCGGCGATCGCGCCTGCAAGGCGATCGTACTCGACGGCTGGAAAGACGAGGTCAAGATCCAGATTGACCTGATTTCTCGATGTCGGTCCGAGACTTGGAACTTTTACTCCGCTGAGGATGTGGAAGACGGTTTCCTCGTGTTTGAAGGAGTCGATCATGTATCCTTTGACCCTCAAGGCCCGATTCCGAACGGAGAAATTGGCGATATTGAGTTCGTTGCCGAGGGCGATGAGCGGTTCCTTGTGAAGATAGACATCGGCTATGCCGAACAGAAGGATGGCAACGTCATCTTTCGCAATCCCAAGCTGACCATCCGGGCGAAAGCCGCAGCCATCGAGAAGCCGGGAGAAGAAGGCGCGCGAATCAGGGATTAGGCGGCAGCGAGAACGGTATGTGCAGATCCTGACTGAAAGCTGGAGAGCGCAAAGTGAACGGCTTTGGAAGGAAGGCGCCGATGAAAAGAACGCCGATTGGGAAAACAAGCTCGGGCTGCCGTAGCCGGCGAAATGCCGGGGACAAGTGACATTGGCTGTTCCTGGTGGGAGGAAAGGGATCAAGGTTGATCCTGCAAATCATGGCCGGCCAAGTTGGAATGTGAGGAAATGCCGTCAGTGGTCCGACGGCATTTGCGCTGGCCCCTTTGGCCGATGCGTGTGTGACGATATCTGTCGGCCGTCAGATATCTTGCGCTTCATACCGGGGATGATCGAAAGTCTCGCGACTGCGTAGGCGAAAGCTAAGGTGGGCGAAAGCTAAAACGCGCGACGGCGCGATTGGCGACACGGCAGAGGACCTGCTAAGAGCAGGGAAACGCGCAGTGGAGGGGCATGCATGTTTCTGATCGACCGTGAACTCGAGGCGTTGACGGCCTTCAGGCAGGAGCTGCACCGGCGGCCGGAGGTGTCGGGCGAGGAGCGCGAGACGGCGGAAACGATCGTCAGGGCGCTCGCTGAAACGAAGCCCGATGCGGTCATCACTGGCCTTGGTGGGCATGGCGTGGCGGCGATCTATCGGGGCCAAGAGCCGGGGCCGACCGTGATGGTGCGGGCCGAGCTCGACGGGTTGCCGATCGAGGAGATCTCGGAGATCGCGCACCGCTCTGAGATCACGGGCAAGGGGCATCTCTGCGGCCATGACGGGCACATGACGATCCTGATGGCGCTTGCCAAGGGTCTGGCGCAGAAGCGGCCCGCCAAGGGCAGAGCGATCCTGATGTTCCAGCCGGCGGAGGAAAACGGCGCTGGTGCCGCGGCCGTACTCGCCGATCCGAAATTTACCGAGATAATGCCGGATCTCGTGTTCTCGCTGCACAATTTCCCGGGATTGAGCTTTGGCCATGCGGCGCTACGCAGCGGACCGGTCAACTGCGCCTCGCGCGGCATGCGGATTTCGCTTTCCGGCAAGACGGCGCATGCCTCGACGCCGGAGGACGGCATCGCTCCGACCTTTGCCATGGCCTCTCTGCTTTCGGGCCTGACGGCTCTGGGTAACAATGGGCCGCTCGACGAGAACTATACGCTTGTCACGGTGACGCATGCCCGCCTTGGCGAGGCGGCCTTCGGCATCAGTCCCGGCGATGGCGAGATCTGGGCGACGCTCCGCACACTGACCGACGAGCGTATGGCCGATCTGGTTGCCCGCGCCGAGGCGCTGGTTGCCAGCGAGGCCGGCGCTGCCGGGCTGAAAGTTCAGGTGGGTTATGAGGACGTGTTCCACCAGTGCAGCAATGCGCAAACAGCGGTAAGCGCGCTTGAGCGGGCCATGGACGAGGAGGGCGTCAGCCGCGACCGCGGCGAGGGCGTGCTGCCGATGAAGGGATCCGAGGATTTCGGGCTTTTCGGCCGGGTTGCGCCCTCGGCGATGTTCTTCCTCGGGGCCGGCGAGACGCACGCGCGGCTGCACAATCCGGACTATGACTTTCCAGATGGCCTGATCGGCATCGGCGCCAAGGTCTTCATGCGGGCGATCCGTAACGAACTGGGGTGAGGGCGAGGGCGGAAGCCGCTTGCTCGGCGGCGGTTGTGACGGCACCCTCTGAAATTGGGCAGTTTCGGACCGAGAGCCCGTTGCGCGATCTCGTTCGCGTCTACGCTGGGGAGGAGCAGGGGAATGAGGCAGTCGAGCTTTTGCGTCGCACTTTGCCTGGCACTTGCCATGGCGGGGATGACCGTCGCTCATGCGGCGGATACGGCCGGCGCTGCCGCTGTTCCCGAAACGCAGCAGACCGAAAACGCCAGCCTGCAGGCCTTCATCAAGGCCAATCCGGATTGCCTCGAGTTCACCGATCAATGCTCGCATTGCGCGGTCGTCAACGGCGTTGCCGAATGCTCGACGGCGGAGATCGCCTGCATCAAGCAGGAGAACCAGTGCACCAGGCGGGCGGGAAAATAGGGCGGTGCGACCAGGCTCCCATGCGGGCGATCCGCTGCGGACGTGGTGAAGTCAGGTGATAGAGGCCGCCTGCCTACCGGTGTCGTGACGTAGACATGCTTTGGGTGGCAAAGCCACCAACGCCTTGGCCAGTTCTGATTTTCACGGCCTTTTCCTTCGCGCGAACAAAACGCGACGGGCGAACCTCACACGCGGTCCAGTCGTCTCGCGGACGGAGCCGTTATGGGCGATTCCAGTTTTTGTAGCCAAAGGTCAATGCCGCATCAAGCGCAAGGCCGAGGGGTACTATCACAGCAAGACCGGCAGCTACCTGAACCCAGAACGACGAGTCCGGAAGAGCATGATCGATGATTTTTGAGACCAGCAGGACAAGCGCAATGCCCACTGCGGCGCGGAAGAATTCGAACTTCTTGGATTTTTCGGACATCGGATGACCTGAGCGACGCGATCACGTGCGACAATTGCACGTTGAGAGCGATCTGTCCATATGTTCATGGTTGGTTCCGGAAAGATTCCGGACATTGCCGACGTGGCGAACCGAGCCGGCGCTGGCGGAGTCTGCCGGCGCAAACGCGTTGGAGCGCTGAAGCTCGGACAGCACCATGCAGGAATTAATCGAAACAACAACGCAATCTGGCCGAAGGGGCGGGGCAAGCCGCTGACTGCGGCGTTTGGAGAAAACCGGATGATCAGATCAAATCGACGACCCTATGACACCTATTCACAGGATCCGAAAACGCCAAAGCTACAGGCACTGCGGGATTTCGGCCTAGACGGGAGCCGCCGCTTGCCGAACTTTGGCAGGGAACGCAGCGATGGGCGCAATGAACCAAAGGCGATTGAGGTTGCCGAAGGCGGGCCCGGGGGTACGATGGGCGGCCTTGCTGGCGGCTGGCTGGGCGGTGTCCTGGGGAGCAGGCTTCCTTTGGGTGAATTTGGCAAGTGGGCAGGGCGCTACCTCGGCGCCAAGGCCGGTGAGGCGATAGGCTCTCATCTGGACGGACCGGTTCCCGAGTCCGTGGCGCGCGGGGTCATGACACCAGCCGAGCGGGACTATCCCGGCTATTGGGGCTATTCGGGAGATGACGCGGTTGGTGGCTGGAGGCTGGATAGACCACGGCAAGAGAAGGCCGCGACCGCTCAAGCCAGAGATCTGCCCAAAGCCTACGCCGACAGGATTGCGCAGGAGTTCGGCAACGAATGGGGTGACGCCCATGCCATCTACAACCAGAACCCGAAGTTCTGGAAGGAGGCGTACCAAGGCGACCCAAGTGCTTCGAAGACAGGTCCGAAGTCGGTATCGACGTCACGAACCTCCCGACTGCCAGAACCGCCTGTCCCAGAAACATCTGCCAATGAAGCACAGCCCAACGGTCGTGGCTTCTGGGAGAACCTATTTCCCGGCCGGTCCTCACTGCGAGAGGCGCAAGGCCGATGGCGTGAATAATCCCAGGGCGTCAGTTCCTCTTCGCTAAATTCCGCGGGTGACGGCGAGGTAAGCGACCAGGCACAGAACCCAGAACAGCGCGGCTGCGACCATGCTCATGTCGGAGTTCAGGAGGAGGCGGCCATTGTCCTGGCGCTTCAGGCCCAGCCAGTTGAAGCCGCTGCCGGAGGCATAGATATCCTCGACCTGCACCCGCCCGAAGCTGAACAGTGGAACGACCACACGTGCCACACGATGCAGAAGAAAGCCGAGAACGATTAAATCGAGTATGTTGAGGACGATCCCGACGATGGCATCCAAGGCAACTCCGACTTTCTTCATGCTCAAAGTCCCCCAAGACGTCAAACTGCCACCGGCAAGACGGCGACGGCAAACATAGCTTCGGCGCGCGGTAAAGTGGCGTTCACCATCGTGCTTCGTACATTGGTAGCGCGGAACAAAAGCAGAATCAATCCCATCTACGATCGGCGCGCTCCGCGAGCCGCAAGTCAATTCAGACTGGCCGGCGTTGCGCGCGGAAACGCGAGGAATTCGCGGCCTGCAACGACCATTTCGAAGGACAATGCCTTGGATGATTTCATTTTTCCGGGCCGAGCGAAGCCCGGTTCCGGAGCCGTTGCAGGAACAGCTGGACGAGAAGGAATACCAGAGCTTCTACGAGGGTCCCTACAGGAACGAACCGCAGTCACCGAAGAGCTGCGAGGATGCGCCCTGGAACAATGCGCCGCGGCCGTTGCCAGTTACCCTCAAGTCAGCCCCTGAGAACAGGCAGGAACCAGAGTCCAGGCCCTGCGAAGAGCCTCCATCCAGCATGACCCCGTGGCGGACGCGACCCGTTTCCTTCAAGACCGCGCTCGACAAATGGAGGGAATGAACCGCTATTTCAGGCTTTCGAGCGCGATGTAGAGCGTGCCGAGTTTCAGGCGACCGGAGTTAGTCCTGTAGTAGAGTACTTCGGCGTGCGGTCGAACGCTTCCAACGGAGGTCTCGTCGCTTCCATTCGCGAAGAAGCAACAGGGTTTGTCGCCATCCCAGGATGCAACACGCAAGCGGTAGCTCCTATTCCCCATGAAGAAACCTAACCCAACCTCGTAATCGCCGACCGTGAGAGTGCAGAGACTGTCGTAGCCGCACCAACCGGTCGCGTGATCGAAGGTCTTGTCGGCCTTGAGCAGGAAGGCCTTGACGAGGACACGCGGCTCTCCCGACTGTCCGATCGCCGTGACCGGCGAGGCCGTCGCAGCGAGAAGCAGGGCGGAAAGTATCAAGCGCGATAATCTTCTCACGGGGTTCCTCATTCAACAGGTGAGCGCGTATCGGTGACTGTGCGGCCATCTGCTCCGCTCGGACCTCGCTTCGACGGGCAACGCGGAGCGAAGCTTTCGACGTTGAAATGGCCGGGCAGGCACCACCTCATTTGGTAATCGCAAGGCGACCTAGAGTGGAAAGTCGCCCGGCTTCGCTTATCGGTAGCGCGGAACAAAAGCAGAATCAAGGCGACGTTCGACACAGCTTTCCGGTTAAAAGCGACTGCCATTTCAATCGAGGCCAACAACATGAAACCAGAGGAACGGGCCGCCGCTGCGCGCGCCATTCTCGACGTGCCTTATTTCGACGAGGTGATGAACGAGCTGGAATGGGCGGCGATCAATGGCTGCATCCATGCCGGCCTCACCGACGATTCCGGCCGGGCGGCCTATGCGGCCGAAGCCCGCGCCATCCGAAACTTCCGCGCCAGGCTCAAGTTCCTGACGGAACAAGCCAAGGCTGACGGCAAGGGCGCACCCGCCTGACGGGCAAGCGCTGACATGAGGGTCGTTTCGGGCAAATGCCCGATTGGCCCACTCAGATGAAAAAAAACGCAATTCCGGACGGAAAACCGTTTCACACTTTTCCTGGAATTGCTTTGAAACCCCGCAATTCCGGACGGAAAACCGCTTCACACTTTTCCTGGAATTGCTTTGAAACCCCGCAATTCCGGACGGGAAACCGTTTCACACTTTTCCTGGAATTGCTTCTCCAAAAAGGTCACGCCATGACGAACGATAGTGCCAACCTGCCTTTCGGCGGGAGCAAAACCGTTGACCCCGCGACCGGGCTTGACGATGCCGATCTCGATTTCTGGGAGCCTGAGGACGAGGCCAACCTGGAGCCGGGAGAGGCTGGCGAGTACGGCGCACAAGGCTCCCATGACCACGGCAACCACGACCCTGACCATCCCGACGACGAGCCGACTGAACCTGACGAGGACGCGGCGGCCAACGAAGGCGAGGATTTTCTGGTCGTGCTCAAGGGCGGCGAGGAAGTGCCGTTCTCCGAACTGAAGCTCGGCTACATGCGCGACCGCGACTATCGCCACAAGACGCAGGACATCGCCAATCGCGGGCGGGCACTGGAAGGCATGGCAAGCCGCGTGGCGCAATCGGCCAACGCCTTTGCCAATCTCCTCGCCGGCCAGATCCCGCCGGAACCGCCGGAACATATGGCGGCACTCGATCCGGACGGCTATCGCCGGCAATGGGCACTGCACCAGGCGGGGCTAGAGAGGATCGACGAGATCCTTTCTATCGCCGAGGCACCGGCGACGGTGGTGGAGGCGTTGGCGGATGCGGCGAGCGACGAGCAGCTGGAAGTGGAAAACTTGAAGCTGCTCGAAGCCTTTCCCGAGACGGCCGATGCCGAGGGGCGTCTCTCCTTCTTTGCCGGCGCCTTCGATGTGGCCGAAGCGCTCGGCTTTTCGGAGGCCGAGGTGCGTGAGGTCACCGACCACCGCCTGTTCAAGCTGGCGCACTATGCCCGCCTCGGCCTTGCCACCGAGCAGGCGAAGAAGCGGGCGATGAGCAAGCTGCAAAGGGCGCCGGCGCCGGTGGCGCGGCCAAGGCCAGCGGCCCGGGCTGAACAGACGCCCCGCCGGAGCCGGGAGGCGATGCAGCGGCTCGCGAAAAGCGGCTCCATCCGCGACGCGATGGGCGTCGACTTCGACTGAGCGGTGCTGGTGCGGCACTGGAAGTTTATCACGAACAGAGTCCGGAAAATCGCCTATCCAGTTGTTTTGTCGGGATTTTGTTCGGCGTCCGCGCACCCCAACCAAGACTGATTTCGCAGCGTGCGCGCCATCAGGCGCGGACGCTCATGACCATTCCAACCATCAAGGACACTATCATGGCTGTCGTAGCAAACACCTTCACGACCTCGCAGGCCGTGGGCAACCGCGAGGATCTCTCGGACGTCGTTTCCCGTATTACGCCCGAGGACACGCCGATCTATTCGCTGATCGAAAAGGGCAAGTGCAACACGCACCACCCGGAATGGGAGACCGACGAACTGGCCGCACCCGGCGAAAACATCCGCCAGGAAGGCGACGAATATACCTTCGGCACGATCATCGCGCCGACCAGGCTCGGCAACTACACCCAGATTCTGCGCAAGGACTGGATCATCTCCGCCACCCAGGAAGTGGTGGCCGAGGCCGGCAATGTGCAGAAGCGCAAGTACCAGAAGCTGAAGAAGGGCGTGGAGATCCGCAAGGACCTGGAATTCGCCATCGCTGACACCAATGCTTCTGTCGCAGGCGCCACGCGCGAACTTGGCTCGCTGCCGACCTGGCTGACCACCAATGTTTCGCGCGGTGCGGGCGGCGCCAATGGCGGCTTCAACCCGACGACGGGCCTGACGGTGGCGCCGACCGACGGCACGCAGCGCCCCTTCACCAAGGCGATCCTCGACCAGGTGATGCAGACCGGCTACCAGAACGGCGCCAACTTCCGCCACATCTCGGTTTCGCCTTACGTCAAGTCGGTCTTCGTCACCTTCATGTCCGACGCCAACGTGGCGCCGTTCCGCTACGCGGTCTCGCAAGGCGGCGAGCGCAACACGATCGTGGCGACCGCCGACTATTACGAGGGGCCGTTCGGTACGGTGATGATCCACCCGAACCGGGTGCAGGCGGGCAATGCGAAACTCGCGCGCAACGCCTACTTCCTCGACACCGACATGCTCTCCTTCCTCTGGCTGCGCAGCATCCAGGAAGACAAGGCGGTAGCCAAGACCGGCGACGCCGACAAGGGCGTGATCATCGGCGAGGGCACGCTGAAGGTGCACAACGAAAAGGGCCTCGGCGTTGCGGCCGACCTGTTCGGGCTGAGTGCGGCGAGCTGATTTTTCGCAGCGGACAATCGCATCATCATCCTTGCTTACGGGCGAGGGTGATGATCGCCGCTTAGGAAGCGGCAGACACGACCGGCAGCCTCACAGGCTAGAAAAAGGAACGTTACGTTGGATCAGAGGAACAGCGATAAAAAATCAAGCTTCACTTCGATGGCAAGCGGCTGAACGCCACCGAGAACGGCCGCTACGCCGGCGGCTGGGATGGCGTAAGCGGCAGGCCCGGCTCACAAGTACCGCAATTTCAGAAGTTCACCGATACGGGTCCCATTCCCGAAGGGGTCTATGATGTCGATCAGCTTCAGTATCCGCCGCCGGAAGGGAGCTGGGAACGCTTAAAGGGGAAATTTCGATATGGGACGTGGGGAGGATTGGAGGACACGTGGGGAAATGCGAGAGCGCTTCTAAACACAAAGTCTACAACTCATCCGGAGGCGGCGCACCGGAGTCGATTTTCCATTCACGGCGGCGCGCTGCATCGATCTGACGAATGGAATGGACAGTTTCGCAGATTTTTACCGAAACACCGGGTGGTCGGCCGAACTGAATGTATCCTACCCCGAGTATGATCCAGCTGATTTCACGATCGAAGCGCTTGAGCGAAAATATGGCCCCGCGACGACGCCCGAAGCGGACAACCGTTGGGAACCGGAGGGCGCTCGAAACCGGCGTAGCTTTTCGTTGAGGGATGCCCTTCGGATTTTCGAATGACGGCTGGCGCGACTTGCGGTTGTTCATGAAATGTTCTACGAGTGGGGCGGGTATTTCATATTTTGCGAAAGCGCAGGCGGCATTGTTGAGGCGTTCAGGAAACGCAGCCTGGATTGTCGCCAAGGGCGTTTGGCGTCGATGGGAGGATAACTTTGTCTCGAGTGATGGTGCCAGTTTTGGTTGCGCTGTGGTTCGCGGCTTTTGCGTCACCGGCCGCCGCTGGGGCAGAGCGAACAGTTGAAGCCTTGTTTGCCTGCGACGGCACCTTCTTCCAAGTGTTGAGCCGCGAGCGGGCGGCCTTTCGTTCTCAGGAAGTCAGGACCTTCTTTTTCGAGCATCAGCGCATCGACATTGTAAAATTTGATCCATCGGTGGAGGTTCTTGGTCTCCGTCTCACTGGCTATCGGCAGGCGGTAGGACTGGACTATGGCCTTCAACCGTCCTCTTTTACGTGGGGCTTTCAGGTTGATGAAACGCCAGTGGAGGCTGCCCGCGCCCTTTTGAAATACTTCCCCGGTGAGAAGCCTTTCCACGGAACCGTTGACATGCTGCAGGCGACACGGGGTTATCCGGGGCGACCGGGAAAACTCTTCGCGCTTTCCAAGGCGAGACTGGCCGGGGAAGCCGGTGCCAATCTGGAATGTCACGTGGGACGAAATGACCTTGGCGACGTCGGGCCCTTGCCTGATGTCGAAGATCTGTTCTTCGAGACTTGGGACAGCGAGAGCCGATGGCTAGCTTGGATCTTTGGTTGGCTGGATTGAGCACGCTGTGAGCAAAGGTCCGAATGGCTCGGTTCCTGGTTCGACTGGTTGCGTTGACCTCACTAATCAGATGGACCGTTTCGCGGACTTTCTCAAAAAAACCTCGCCCAGAGGAGGGATCTAACCAGCTCGGCTAAGTTGCGAACAGACGCACCGGCGCGACACACGTTGATGGTATGGGCTGGAGGTTGGATCTGACAACAGAGGAAAAGGGCAATGTCTCGTCGCCCAACTTCAAAGTAGCGGAAAGACTGCTGACTTGCTCTACGCCGGTCAGCGGAGCAATGCCGGGGCCTGACAAGCTTTTTCTGACGTCGGAACAGTAGGACCGGATCCAGTGTCCTATACCCGAAGAGGGTGCAGGCCGGAACGGCCAGGCTCACGCCTTCTTCCTCGACACCGACATGCTCTCCTTCCTCTGGCTGCGCAACATCCAGGAAGACAAGGCCGTGGCCAAGACCGGCGACGCCGACAAGGGCGTGATCATCGGCGAGGGCACGCTGAAGGTGCACAACGAAAAGGGTCTCGGCGTTGCGGCCGACCTCTTCGGTCTGAGCGCGGCGAGCTGAGCGGGCTAATCCTCGCTCACGCATTGAAACCTGACAGCAGATTTGGCGGCTTGAGCGGCTTCAAGGAGCCGCTCTCGCTCGTCGGCGGTACGCGTGACAACGCTTGCAAGTAACGGCACGCGCAAAACGAAACCTACCCATGAGAGGTGCAATTTGGTCAAGCAAGACAAACCGCTGAATTCGATGGGACTACCCGTTAGAATTCAATCCGTTCGGGAGGCGATCAAGTATTTTGACGAGAACCCGGCGTTGATGAGCAGCGCGCCCATTGCAGGTGCGAAGGCACTGCGAGGCGAGGGGGCGCAATTCCGGCACCCGCCGCCGAGCGAACTCATGGGCGGAGATCTTCGCAAGGCGCCGATGCCCTTTCGCGGTGCGTTGACGGATACTACCCGGTTCAGCAAGGAACCCCAAATGTCAACGGACCGCCTCAAAGCGACTACGCCGCATGACAAGCTCTCGGACAACATTGCGTTGCGTCTGAAGCGGGATCTGCAGAGGGACCTGATGATGACCGAACAGGATGCCGCCGCCTTCGTCGGAAACTTCGATCATGAGAGCGGTGGCTTTGGTCGGACTTTCGGCAACCTGTGGCAAAATGGGCGAGTGAACGGAAACGCCTACGGCTATCCGCAGTGGGACGATCGCAGGGAGGCCTTCTTTAAATGGGCAGACGACCGTGGATTGCCGCATGAGTCCTACGAAGCGAATTACGGCTTCATAAAGCACGAACTTCTCAGCGGCGAGCAGGGGGTGCGGGAGCCACTGTCGATTGCCAAGGATATCGACAACGCCACCTACGTCGTCGCCGACAAGTACGAGCGTCCAAACCCAGCCAAGATGAAGCTTGGTGAGCGTCACGCGTTAGCGCGGCGAGCGCTGCAGCTTCCGGATTACTCTGTCGAGACACCCGTTCCCCCTGCCAATCCAATGCGCAATCCCATCTCAGATCCACCCTGGCGGCGCTAGGCGGCATCAAGGGTGTGGCAGTGGCCGAAGGATGGTCGTGTCACAGTTCACACGATTGCCATTGCCGAGTTCGTCAAGGCGGCAACTGTGGTTGGTTGTGCCGGGTAAAAGATACGATTTCTTCTCAACAACGCCTTGTGTTTGTTCCCTTAACGTTCTACAAGTTTTGCGAGTGAACAACGGGGTGAACGTACCGGTCGAATTCGTCGGTGCGCTGAGTATCGGCCCCCGCATGCATTCTCAGTTTCCCATTCATTAGAGAGCGTCCGGCGTTGGCGTTGGAGGGATCGTGTTCAGGTGGTGCGTGTCGGCCCTGGCGGCCTTGTTTGTCTTGAGTTCGGCGATCCCAGCGGCATCTTCGCAAGCGTCATCCGCTAGTGCAAAGCAGGTGTTTGGCGCGTTCCTCGCCTGCAAGGCGGACATCTTTTCTCTTCTCGCAAGTGACAGGGCGGATTTTGGCGCAGCAGTGGTCGGGCCCTACGATTCGGACGGTTCGGACGGGGTCACAGGGGAAACGATCGAGTTCGCGGCGCCGGTCGACGTCGGTGGCCTGCCGCTCACCGGCTATGTCCAGTTTGAGGCCGTCGGCATTGCTGTTCCGCACTTCGCATGGGGTTTTGAGGTCGAACGGCGCGTATCTGACGTCGCCAAGGCGATCGAGGGAATGCTTCCCGGTGCCAGGTTCGTGGCCCAGGATGGTGGTGCGCTCGAGCTGAAGCTCGACGCGCAATTGGTTCCACAGGGCGACGCATCGGTTGCGCCGGAGGACAGTTACAGAAAAATCGTCGTTCACCAGGCGAGCAGCCCTTCACGATCCCTCGTAATGTGTGACGCGTCAAAGGATCGAATGGCGGAATTGACGACCGATGAGGAGACTGGCAGGAAGCGCCTCCCGGCTGCAGAGGATCTGTTTCCGTCGGTGAGGCGGCCAGCCGTCAAGACCAACCACGTTCTTGACGCGTTCGTCGCCTGCAAACCCTCTTTCTTCGAGGTGTTGAAGGCTGAAAGACGCATCTTTCCGCGGGTTCGGATCGAGCCTTGGGAGAGCCCGGACAACGCGCCTCACATTCCCGAAGCCGAGAACACCTACAACGAAACTGTGACATTCGAACACCCGGTCGAGATTGGTGGCCTCCGCATCGTCCGGTTCTTTCAACGAAAGACGGTTCAGTCTGGTGAACCGACGCGCTTTGCCTGGGCCTTTCAGGTCGCTCAGACGCCCGATGTAGCCGCTCGTGCTATCGCGGCCCAGTACGGTGTGCGATTTACGTATTACTGGAGTTTGGTTGAGAAGGATGCCGGTGCCACACCGGTTTCGCAGTACCTTACGCTCGGTTCCTACTTTGACCCCGATGAGCAGGCGATGGTGACCTGCGCACCCGACGAAGCCGAGACGAGGGACTTTCGCCTGCCGGAAGGAGCCGAGACTTTCGGCTGGGCCCAACTTGGGCCGCCACCGGTGGGCCGTGGCAACCGGTTGATCAATGCCTTGCTGCAATGCCGGGCGGATTTCTTCGAGGCCCTGGGCGAGGAAAAAAATGCCTTCGGCAAGGTGGCGTTCAAGGAGGCCGCCGGCCCATACCGCAAGGATGGAGACGCAGAGCGCGCGCCAATGCGTGTGGCGTTCGAAAAGCCGGTCTATGCCTCGGGCTTCACGCTGACCGGATACATTCAGCGGCGTGTCAATATTGCAGGCGAGATCAAACTGAGATGGGGTTTTCAAACGCCGGTCAATGCGAGCAGAATCGAAAGCACTGCCGAGGGGCGCACAGGAAGCGTTCGTGTGTCCGGCAAGGGGTGGTTACTCGACTTGAAGACCGACGAAACCGGCTACACACCATCTCCGGATCTCGAGTTTGACGAGGGATTCTTGGGCTGCACGACGCCGCTCGCATCAGGCATGGAACCGCCGAAATCCGGCGACCTCTTTCTGAAATAAGACACGGGGACACCAAGGATCATCTGCGGGACGAGTGGAACAACGATGTCGGCCGCCAGATAGGACGCTACGCCGATGCACACGATCTCGGTGAGCAGGAAGTCCTCGAACTGGTCGATTATGCCCGACGCAACGCGACCTGATCCGCTCGATCAGCAACATTGTGCCGGACCCGCGCCTCAAGACGTACTCGGAGGCGTCCGAGCAGCCGTCCTGGTCGGGCCCACCCCCGCGCAACTTGCCGCCTCTGGAGGCACTGCACGAAAAGCGGGATCTGCAGCGGATGCAGGCTAATGCCGATGGCTGGCAGTCAAAACCTCCTCTGCCCGAAGAGGGTTTCTGGAGTGGGCTTATTCCCGGTAGCGGCACGCTGAAGCAGATGATGAAGTCATGGCGTGAATAACGCACCGCATAAGCTGTGGAGACGGCTGGATTTCAACCTTGTGTTTGCTCTTGAAATGTTCTGGTGGGCTGATGTCTGGCTATGCTCTGCAAATGAGGAGGCGGTATGAAGAAGTGGCTAAAGGGATTGGTCTATACGGTTGTCGCTCTCTTCGGGTTGTTCGTCGTGCTAGCCGGACTGGTGTTGGCGACAATCGATCCGTATTCGTTTGAAGAAATGAGCCGCGACGGAATCTGCGAGAGGAGCGGTAATGTAGCGCCGGAATGCGCGATGCCGCCGGAGAGCGCCGAGAAGGTGTTGGCTGCGTTGTTCTCTTGCGACGCCCAATTCTTCAAAACCCTCGACGAGGAGAAGGCTGTTTTCAAGAGGGCGAACATCGTGGCGCACCCATATAACCTTCTCGATACGGGCGAGCTGCGGACTTCCGTCGTCCCGTTCTCTGAGCCCGTCGAGGCGTACGGACTTCACCTCACCGGTTACGCGCAACAGGCCGCGCCGGGAAAGAGCGACTACGCTTGGGGGTTTTATGCGTCGGAACAGCCTGACGAGGTCGGGCGCGCGCTGGAAACGGCCCGCAGCGACACGTTGGGAGCGAACCCACGTGCCGGCGCGTTCGCGATAACGGCATCCGACAGCCCCGATTTCCCCGGAACACGGCTTGGTTGCCGTGTTGCAGGCGCTTCCGGCGTTGAGGACTTGCCTTCGATTTACGACCTGTTCCTGTCTCGAGACATCAGTACGGCACTCTCCGACAAGTTCGATCTCTTCGTTGCGTCTGCGATGAAGAACGTCTCGGATTTTGGGCGATAGAAGGCGCCTGTCGACGATCGTCGAGGCATGCGTGGTCATGTCGTCACCTTCGCCGTAGTTGTTCAGATCAGTTTTGGCGACCTGCTGCGCGGGGCGGCGGCAATGTTGCGTCGGCACCGGGGGGCAGGACCTCCCAGCTGGCCGGCGGTATCTGGTTGCTGCCCGTGCATCTGAGCACGTCAGGGCCCGGCGGGGGCGCTGCCAATATTGATGGATGACACCAGACCCCCGATGCGGGTGCCTGACCCGCGCCCGATCCTCTTCCTTTAGAACAACCCTTGCCAAGGCGGCTCTCCGGAGCCGCCTTTTTTCATGGAGATTTTTATGTCCGAAGCAAAGAAACCCGTTCCGGTCCGTCTCGTCTACGACGTCTGGTTCCAGGAAGGGGAACGCACGGCCGCCGGTGCGATCGTATGCGTGAGCCTGGAGGAAGCTAAGGCGTTGATCGCCGCTGGCAAGGCCGAGCGGGCCGACCCGCTGCCGGGGGAGTGAGCCATGGTGATCCGCGACGGCGCCTGGACGCTCTACGATCATGACCGGATGACGGGTCGCTCGGTCTGGCACCATTTCGACGGGGAGAAGGACGTCTACCGCGTCGATTATCCCGTCGACAATCTCTTGAGCGAGAACCGGGATGTGCGCAACAGCGCCGAAAGGGCCTGGCGGGGCGACTGGCATCGCGTCGCCTCGGTTCCGCTTAACGTCGCGCATGGCTCGGGCCTGGTGAAGGCCCATTCCGAAGGCGACGACCGCTTCGTCAAACAGTTTCTCAACGACAGCGACAACCGCGCCTGGCGCACCAAGGAGGGCTGGCTATGAGCAGCATCGCTGACTACGCCGCGTTGCTTGTCGATGCGGGCGAATATAGCGGGCGCAACGATATCGCCCATCTCTTTCCCCGATTTCTCGGCCTTGCGGAGCTCAAATTCAACCGGATGCTGCGCGTCGGAGACATGGAGACGACGGCGGCGATCGCCGTCGTTGATGGCGACGCGCCACTGCCGGCGGATTATGTCGAGGCGCGGCAGGTGTTGAGCGCAAGCGGCCGACCGATCCGCGCCATGCCATTGCAGCAGCTTGCCGAAAGCGGCCCTGCCAGCGTCGGTTGTCCGCTCGGCTATGCGGTGGTCGGCAACCGGATCAAGGTTTTTCCGGCCGGCAGCTATGGCTTGACCATGACCTATTACGCCCGGATCCCACCGCTTTCGACCGCAAGCCCGACGAACTGGCTGCTTGAGAAGGCACCGGATGTCTATCTCTACGGCCTGGTCGAGGAGATCGCCATCTGGGAGCGCGACGCCGGCAAGGCCGGGGCTGCGCAACAACTGAAGATGACGGCGCTTGCAGGACTCGGCGTCGCCGACGAACGCGCCCGCTGGGGCGATGCCCAAATGAGCGTCGGAGGCGTGACCCCATGACTTTGCTTTCCGCAATCAACGAGGTCTGCGACATCGTCGCGCTCGATCGTTTCGACAGCATCTATGGCTCCAACGACCCGAATGCACAGACAATGGTTGCGCTGGCGCAGGAGAGCGGCGAGGAGATTTCCCGTCGTGGCGACTGGCGGCGCCTGCTGAAGCAGCAGGTGGCCATAGTTTCGCCGACGGGCTTGCCGGCGGACTATCAGCGACTGACGCCGGGTGGCGCCGTCCGATCCGCATCCGGCGTGTGCTTCCGGCCGATCACCAACAGTTCGCAATGGGCCGTCGTCACAAGAACAGGGTCTGCGCAGCCGTTTTTCTTCCTTCGTGACAACCAATTGCTGTTTTCACCGGCACCGGCAGGCGTGGGGGCGATCATCGACTACGTTTCCAAGAACTGGGTGCTTGGCGATCCCCATGAGGAACGCGACACGCTGAAGGCAGATGACGACCGGACGCTGTTTCCGGAGCGCCTGCTCGCCAAGGGTATTCTCTGGCGATGGAAGCGGCAGAAGGGGCTGCCCTTTGACGATAGCCTCGCCGAATTCGAAGCCGATCTTCTGCAGGAGATCAACGCCGACCGGGGGGCCTCATGAAAGTCGAGCTGAAACCCGGAAGGATCGGGCAGAGCAATCGCGGTGCAGTCAGCATTGGCAGGCCGCAGACCTCGCAACCCATTACCTTTCCGGCCCCCAGGAATGGTCTGGTGACGACGGCCGACATGGCCTCGCAACAGTCGGGCTCGGCGACCGTTCTTCGCAACTTCCTCCCGACGCTTGTTGGTTGCCGCATTCGCGGCGGCTCACAGAAACGCGGGCGCGCGGCCGATGGGGGCGCGATCCGCAGTGCCTTCAAGTACAAATACGGTTCGTTCGAAAAGCTGTTCATGGCCACCGATACGGCCATCTACGACATGACCTCTCCGGCAGCCCCGCCTGCGACGACGGCCGCCGCCGTCGAGGGGCTTTCCGGTGGCGACTGGTGCACCTTCCAGCACACCAATGCGGGGAGCTCGTTTCTCATCTGCCTCAACGGCGCCGACCCGCGCCGGGTTTACAACGGCAGCACCTGGATGACGACACCGGCGATCACCTTTACCGACGAGACGACGATGGCGCAGCTGAATTACGGCTGGCTGTTCAAGAACCGGGAGTTCTTTCTGAAGAACGCCACGCTCGACGCCTACTACCTGCCGGTCAACTCGATCGGCGGCGCGGCCAAGCTGTTTCCACTCGGCGGGGTGATGAAGAAAGGCGGCTCGCTGCTGACAGGTTTCTCCTGGTCGCTCGAAAGCGGCGACGGGCTTTCCGATCTCTGTGTTTTCGTTTCGACCGAGGGGGAGGTGGCTGTCTATGCCGGGTCGGATCCCAGCGACGCCAACAGCTTTGCCCTAAAGGGCGTTTACCAGATCGGTCGGCCGCTCGGCAAAAATGCCTGGATCCGCGCTGGCGGCGATATCCTGATCGCCACCAGCGACGGGCTGACGCCGATCTCGCAGGTGTTCCAGCGTGATCGCCAGGCGCTGAGCCAGGTCTCGATTTCGCGGCCGATCGAAGACGACTGGCGGCGCGCGGCGAACGCGACCGGGGCGGGCTGGGTGGTGAAACAGTGGCCGGAACAGAACCTCGTCTTCATCGCGTTTCCTGCCAACAGCGTCGTCATCGATACGACCTTCGTGCTGAACGTGCTGAGCGGCCGCTGGTCGACGATCAGCAATTGGGAGGCAAGCTGCTACGAGACACTTCAGGGCGGACTGTTCTTCGGTTCGACCGGCGGCTTTTGCTGGCAGGGCGACACGACCGGGACCGATGACGGACTTGCCTTTACCGCCGCCTACCTCTCGCAGTTTACGCCGGCGACGCAATTTGGGCAGCGGGCACGGGCCACGCTCGCCCACATGTTCTTCCGGGCGAAAAGCAAGCCGAAGGTGCGGCTCTTTGCGCGTGCCGATTTCGACAGGACGATCCCGCCATCCGACCAGGTAACGATCGGCGATGCGGCTGCGTCGGAATGGGACGTCGGGCTATGGGACAAGGCGGTGTGGGATGCTCTGACGCAGCAGCTTCGCTACAGCTTTCGCCAGAACGTACGGGCAGCAGGCGACATGCTGGCGGTCGGTTGCGCCATCACCTCGGGTGGCGAGGTGAGGCTCGATCTCGAGGTGGACCTCTCGACACTGCAGGTGGAAGCCGGGGAGGCGAGCGCATGAGGATCGCCTGGGGTGGCGCCCGTGACCTCGCAGCGAACCAGACGATCGCCGATTTCGTCGCCGGCCAGATCGTTGGCTGCGAACGCGGCTTTGCCGATTTTACCACTATGGGCGTGCTCGAAAACGATGCGCTCGTCGCCGGCGTGGTGTTTCACAACTATGCGCCGGAGGCGGGCGTCATCGAGCTCTCGGCGTCTTCGACCAGCAAACGCTGGCTGACGCGCCCGGTGCTCAAGGCCATGTTTGGCTACCCTTTCGATGAGGTCGGCTGCCAGATGGTGGTTCTCAGGGTCTCCGAACGCAATAGCGGCATGATCGCGATTGCCGAGCGCTTCGGCTTTTCGCCCCATCGCATTCCCCGCCTTCGCGGGCGGGCAGAAGCAGAAATCATCTTCACACTCACAGACAACGACTGGCGGAACCATCCCGCCAACCAGAGGTAGGCACCATGGGAAAACCCAAAGCTCCGAAGCCGCCGGATCCGCGCGAAACCGCGTCGGCGCAGACCGCAGCCAACATCGGAACCGCAATAGCCAATGGGACACTCGGCAACATCAACCAGGTAACGCCCGACGGTAGCCTGACTTACTCCCAGACGGGTTCGACGAAGTGGGCCGACCCGCTGAACGGCAAGGTCTACGACTTGCCGAACTGGACTGCGACGCAGACACTCTCGCCGGCGCAGCAGGCGATCAAGGACCAGACAGACGCGGCCGAAAAGAACATGGCGACGCTCGCCAACAACCAGTCGGCGCGGCTGAACGATCTGCTCGGGCGCCCGATCGATCTTTCGGGCGCGCCGGCTGCCGGCAACCCCAGCACAATCAACCTGCCGCAGTACCAGCAATATGGTCCGGGCCCGACGCTGCAGACGACGCTGCCGAACACCGGGAACGTTCAAGGCGCAGTTGCGAACGCCGGTGCAATACAGACTTCGCTCGGCAACGCTGGGGAGGTTAAGCGAAATTACGAGACCAACTTCGACACCAAGCGCTACGAGGATGCGCTGATGGCGCGCATGAACCCGCAACTCGACCGGGACCGCGCGGCGCTGGAAACACAGCTTGCCAACCAGGGGCTGCAGCCGGGCTCCGAAGCCTATAACCGGGCGATCGACCAGGCAAGCCGGCAGGCGAACGACGCCCGGTTCGGGGCAATCCTTAATGCGGGGCAGGAGCAATCCCGTCTTGTCGGGCTGGCGCAGCAAGCCGCCTCCTTCGAGAATGCGGCACAACAGCAGGCTCATGGCCAGATGCTGCAAAGCGGCCAGTTCGCCAACCAGGCGCAGAACCAACAGTACACACAGAATGCCAACAATATGCAACTGGCGAATGCGGCGCAGCAGCAGAACTTCAACCAGGCGCTGGCAGCGGCGGGATTCAGCAACGACGCCCTGCAGCAGATGCACCAGAACAGCCAATCGACGGCGGCAGCGAACAATACATTGAAGGACCAGACCTTCAACGCCCAGCAGGCGCAGCTCGCGGCACAGAACGCGGCGCGGACGCAATATCTCAACGAGATGTATGCCCAGCGCAACCAGCCGATCAACGAGATCTCCAGCCTGCTTTCGGGCGCCCAGGTGAGCAACCCGAACTTCGTGCCGACGCAAGGGCAGAGGATCGCGCCGGTGGACTATGCCGGTATGGTGCAGCAGGACTATCAGAACCGAGTAGCTGCTTACAACGACAGGCGCGAGGGCATTGGAGGCATGATGCAGAACTTCCTCGGCCTGCTGCCCAAGCCATCGGATCGACGCCTGAAGAAGAACATCAAGAAGGTCGGCAAGCTCGACGGACATTCGCTCTACGAGTACCGCTACAGGGATGAGCCGGGGCGTGGCCCGAAACATGTCGGCGTGATGGCGCAGGAGGTGGAAAAGACCCGCCCGGATGCCGTCAGTCGCGGCCCGGACGGCATGCGTAGTGTCGACTACGGACGGCTTTTCGCCGCGGGACGGAAGAAGCGGTAGCCCCCGACTGAGCGCCTTCGAGACGAGAAAAAACCTCAATAGCTGAAGCGCTCGGGCGTCCGGTTCAACCAAACGCCGAGCGCTCGGTGGACGCTTTCATGGAGAAACCCCATGCCCAGAACTGGCGGCGTTTATTCGCCTCCCGCCGGCACCAAAGGCGTGCCGAACACGACCATTCAAAGCGTGCCCTACAACACGCTGATCGATGACCTGACAGCCGACGCCAACGCGCCGCGCCCCGTGACCGCTGGCGGGACGGGCGCAACCTCGGCAAGCGCTGCGCGCACGGCGCTCGGGCTTGAGATCGGCACGAAAGTGCAGGCCCAGAACGCAGGTTTGCAATCGATCGCCGGTCTTACGACCGTAGAGAACAACATGCTCTACACGACAGGCAGCGACCTTTACGCAACCACGGCGCTGACGCCGTTTGCCAGGACCATCCTCGACGATGCGGACGCGGCGACGATGAGAGCGACGCTCGGACTCGCGAGCATCGCATCGTCGGGGTCTGCGAGCGACTTGGCAACCGGTACGATCGCGGACGCTCGTCTGCCGACGTCGCAATCAGGGAAGACTTTTACCTCAGCGATAACTGCCGCCAGCCTGCTCACCACCGCCGCCAACCAGGGTATTGAGCTTGGGCCGGCGGGGATAGCAAATACACCGTTCATCGACTTCCATTCGTCTGGCGCAAACACTGACTACGACGCGCGTATTTTGGCATCCGGAGGTACAGGCGCCACTGGAAATGGTGCTCTAACATACACCTCTCATGGAGGTCACAATTTCCAAGGGTTCGCAGTTTTCAACAGCACTGGAACATTCGGCGGTACTCTCACCGGAAACCAGGTCATCACTACCAATGGCGAGTTTATCGCCAAGGCGAGCGGTGATCGTCTTTTGTGGTTCCGCACGCCCACGGATGTGAACCGAGGTCTGGTTTATCATCAGAACTCTACCGGCTCCCTTCGCCTGTCGCTGTTCAATACTTCAGGCGTGTTTTCTCAGGAGTTTGGTGTTTACGAGGATGGCCGGGGTATTTGGTCCGGGCACGTTATGCGTGTCGGGGGCGCCGCCGCTTCTGGTGAGATCCAGATATTTACCAATGACACCACTGACAGTTACCGCATGATTGGTGACAATGGAGGCGGCCTTTTCATCCAGAAATCCAATGACCGCTTTGGCACAAATGCCACCACACTCATGTCGTGGAATGCGGCAGGTGAGACGGATTTCTTCAGTACGATCTACTGCAATGCCATCGTCACCAAGAACAATGGCAACAGCCTCAACGTCAAGGTCGGCGATGATGCCTGGATCGGCGACATGAATGCCCCAAACTCTATTCGGGTTTGGGGGCAACAGGCTGGCAATGCCGGATGGATCAGATTTGGTGGCGCACAGAACGGTTTCGGCGTCGATGCGGGATCGCCAGACGTCATCCGCTATGCGGGTTGGTTGCTGCAAACGGACGGTAACCAGTACATTCCCTATGCTGGGTTGTTCCTGCATCAGATGTTTGAGCAGAAAGCCGGTGTCTACAGCGGTTCAAGTCGTGACGAAACAAACTTCCCGCTTGGGCATCTCATCATGGTTTCCACGGGCAATGGTGACGTCAGAGAACGGAACTCTGCCCACGCGATTTATCTCAATTCCAACTATGCCTACTCCCTGAGCCCCGATGGTGGCCAACTTGCTGGAACTTGGCGCGCTCGTGGCGGCTACGATTCGCCTGGGACAGGTGCATGGGTCTACAACTTCGTGAGGACGGCGTGATGTCATCAATGTCTTTGAATACGGTCTATACCGTTCGCGCCACTCAAGAAGACAGTACCTACAACATCCATTGCAACATTACGGATTATCTGGGTGAAGCCTACGACACCGACTATTGTAGTCGTCCCGATGACGATGTCGGCCTCAACCCCACCATCCGTCAGTGGTTGCGCGACAATCCCGACTTCCAGATCGAAGCCTACACACCGCCAGATCCGCCGACGGAAGACGAGTTACGGCAACGGATGCCCAGTCTGACGGCCCGTCAACTCCGCCTCGGCCTGGTCAACGCCAGTATCTCCCCCTTGACCGTGACCGCGACGATTGCCGCTATGCCGGCTGGCCCGGGTCGGGACAAGGCGCAAATCGAGTGGGAATACGCGACCACGTTCAACCGTACGCATCCGTTGATCGCGATCGTTGGTGCAGCGCTTGATCTTTCCGATGCCCAGATCGATGTCCTGTGGGGCGCTGCGTCCGCGCTTTAACCGGAGTATCTCCAAAAGGTGAACCATGAACAGAGCGGCATTTCACGCGGCCCTGCGCGATCCCGCGTCGGGTGATTTCAAAACCTATTCCGTAAAGCAATTCGAAAGCCTGGAGGCAATTGTCCTGGAGGGGCGCCGGCGCGCTGTAAGCCTTTGCCATCTGGCCGCGATCCTCGCGGAGGCTCATCACGAAACCGGCGGTATGATGCGGCCGATCGAGGAGAACCTGAACTATTCGGCAAGGCGGCTCACGCAGGTTTGGCCGGCCAGGTTTCCCACACTTGCGAGCGCCGAGCCCTATGCCGGCAATCCGCGCAGGCTTGCGAACCGGGTTTATGGCGGGCGGCTTGGCAATGTCGAAGACGACGACGGCTGGGTGTTTCGCGGGCGCGGGCTGGCGCAAATCACCGGGCGCGCGAACTATCGCAAGTTTGGTCTCGCGGAAACGCCGGATCGAGCCTGCGATCCGGCAACGGCCATTCGCATCCTCTTCGACGGCATGGTGCACGGGCTTTTCACGGGCAAGCGGCTGACCGATTTCGACACAGCCGATAGCCGACCTCCGGCGGCGACCGGCTATCGTTATGCCGCCTCGCGAGCGATTATCAACGGCGATATCAGGCAGAACGGGCCGAAGATCGAGGCCTACGGCCGCGCCTTCGAAGCGGCGCTGCGTGCGGCGGGATATGGTCGCGAGAGCGCTTCGACCGATCCGGCCGTCGTTGTGGTCCTGCGGCCCGGCGCAGTCGAAAAGGCGCCCGGCGCGGAAGGCGTTAACGCCTCGCAAGGGGCCAAATTCAATCGCCTGCGCCGTCTCATCGAGGCGGCTGCCGCGTTTCTTGCGCGGTGGGCGAAATGAGTGCTGTCGTCATCCGTATCCTGCTTCGCTACGGCGCGGGCCTGCTCGTCGCCAAGGGACTGTTGGCACCGGACGCAGGCCTGGTGCTTGCCGACGATCCGGACGTGCAGATGCTGATTGAGGTTGGCATGGGCCTTAGTGCGGGCCTCCTCTCGGAGTGCTGGTACGTGCTCGCACGAAGCCTTGGCTGGGCGAAATGATGTTTGCCTGGCCCAAGCTCCTTATCGGCGGCCTTCTCCTCGTCGGTCTCGCCTGGCTCATCCATGAAATCCGCGCGGACGGCGCCCGATCCTACGCCAATGCCATCGAAAGGCAGAACAATGACGCTCAGAACCGCGCTCGCGAGAGGCGCCTTGATTACGATTCTTGCATTGATGCTGGCAGGCTGTGGGATTTCGCGTCCGGCCAGTGTTCCGGGCCTGCGCGCCGTGGTCGGAACTGATCTTGTCGGAGCGCGCGGAGCGTCGCCGGCCGACCAGCGCCGGATCGACCGCACGGTCGTCGGCCTTTGTGCCGCAGATATATGGACAAAGGCCGAATGCGCGAAGCACGGGGAGGATGATCATGTCGCAGGCTGAAATCGACATTATCGTTCATCGCCAATTGGGAGAGCTGGTCGCGGGTATGCGCGGCTTGCAGGAGTCCATTCATCGGATCGAGGATGGCGCCAGGCGGGCGGAAGACAAGTCTGCCGCCAGTCAGGCCAGCGTTCACCGGCGCATGGATCAGCTCTCCGAGCGGGTCAACGAGCTCGAGGCGTCGACTTCTGCGATCGGAGCCGAAATCTCGGACATGAAGCCCGTGACCGATGATGTCAGGCGGTGGAAGCTCATGGGCATCGGTGCGCTTGGGGTGACCGGCATTGCCGCGATGGCCCTTGGCGTCAGCTTCGCCGAAGCGATCCGGCGGATCGTGTTCGTGATCGCAGGCAAAGCCTAG